GTATCTGATAGGTCACGAAAAGAGAAATAAGTTCATCAGAAACCTAGCACTAGACCTAAAAGGTAATACTTTGATCCTGTTTAGTCGAGTAGCAGCACATGGAGAGGTCTTATATAACCTCATAAATAACAACGAACGTAAAGTTTTCTTTGTTCACGGTGGTGTGGACACAGAGGAGCGAGAAGAAGTTAGGAGAATCACAGAACAGGAAACGAATGCAATCATAGTTGCTTCATTCGGAACCTTCTCAACTGGGATCAATATCAAGAATCTCCATAATATTATCTTCGCTTCACCAAGTAAGTCCCGTATCAGAACTCTACAGTCCATTGGTAGAGTCTTACGTAAATCTCAAAACAAACTCAAAGCAACTCTTTATGATGTAGCAGATGATTGTAAAAAGGGATCAAGGCAAAACTACACCTTGAATCATCTCATAGAACGAATCAAATACTACAACGAAGAAAATTTCAGTTATGACATCATCCAAATCACAATCTGAACCTTATGATGAGTTTGTAGCAACCATCAAACTTGTCACAGGCGAAGAGATACTTACAAAAGTTATCGTTAATCAAGATGCTGCAGAAGAAACTGTAATCATAGAGAACCCTCTTGTTTGTGAAGAGGTTCGCACCCACGGTGCGAATATCCCTTTGGGATATAAATTTGAACCTTGGATGAAAATGTCTGATGAAGATGTTTTTATCATTCACATGACAAGTATTATCACTATGTCAGAAATAAAAGAGAAACAGGTAATAGTTACTTATAATGAAGTTATAAAGAAAGGATTCAAACCATCAGGAAATCCCAATCTTACAAGAGAAATGGGTTCTATAGGGTCAGTAAAAGATTGTAGAGATATGATAGAAAAATTATATAGAGGAGAGGATGCTACTAAAGATACTCAAAGTTAGTAGCCTAAAACCCCTTTGAACCGCCACACGGTTAGTGTACACCTTTTATAACATGTTGTCAACCCCCTCTTTGACAATCATTTCATAGTGTACTATAATTAGAGGAAAGACATACTCATATGGCACGAAAAAGATCGGAGCATTATGTAAACAATAAGGAGTTTCTTGCTGCTATTGTTGCATATAAACTTGATATCTTAGAGGCAGAAAAGTTAGGTAAACCGAAACCAAGAATTACAAACTATCTTGGTGAATGTTTTCTAAAGATCGCTACACACTTATCATACAAACCAAACTTTGTGAACTACATGTTCAAAGACGATATGGTCTGTGATGGTATAGAAAACTGTGTGCAGTATATTAATAACTTTGATCCAGACAAATCTAAGAATCCTTTTGCATACTTTACACAGATCATACACTATGCTTTCTTACGTAGAATACAGAAAGAAAAGAAGCAATTGGAAATAAAGCAAAAAATTATTGAGAGATCTGGGTTTGATGAGGTCATGACTGCTGATCAGGATGGTAAGTCATCCGAGTATAACTCAATTAAAGATGCTATACAGTATAGAAGCAATAATAGATGACCTACGATTTGACAGAAGAGGAATGGGAATGTGTTCGTGTATGTCTAACTAATGCACCCATACCCTACGATATCACTAAGAAAAAAATACCTGCTGATATTCTACAAAAAATAGGGCAACCCATTCGACACAGAGAAGAGGGTATACCTAAAGTAAAATACGATCTCACACAGTACGGAATCTATGAAAGTTGATAGGTATTACGATCCATACGAGGATCTTGAAAAACAATGTCTAGAAGAACTAGACCATATCGCTAAGTCACTAGGCGGTAACATGACAAAACTAACCAGAGTAACATCTACTGGTAGATCATCAAAAGTTATTGAAATCGAGTATGAAATTAACGAAGGAAATTATTGACCAGATACAAGAAGCAATGCTTCACACCAAGAAGGATGGCACTGTCAACTGGAAAGATACTGATGAGATTGTAGTTCAGTTGGCAGGTACGTTTGCTGCTGACAGATTTATTGTTATCAAGAATAGAACAAAAGACCCAGTGATTTCTGCTGAACCACATCCTGACTTTGATTATGAAAAGAAGGAGTGGAAGAAAAAATGAAAGTCGCTATCATCACAGACCAACACTTCGGATTCAAGAAAGGATCTAAGTTATACCTAGACTATTTTCAAAAGTTTTATGACGAATGTTTCTTTCCAACACTTGAAAAAGAAGGCATCACAACTGTTCTCGACCTTGGTGACACTTTTGACAACCGTAAAGGTGTTGATTCATATTCTTTGGATTGGGCGAAGAAATGCTATTTCGATCCTCTTCGCAATCGCTCCATTAGTTTGGTTAGTGTTGTCGGAAATCATACTGCTTACTACAAAAACACTAACGAGATTAATACTAACGATTTGGTACTACGAGAGTACGATAATATTACCCTACTTTCTGAATGCCAGGAACTAGAGATAGGTGGACTCAATATACTATTCATACCATGGATCAATCCAGAAAATGAGGCATCAACATATAAGAAAATAAAAGAAAGTAAAGCAAGAGTTGCCATGGGTCATCTAGAACTCAATGGTTTTGTTGCCACACATGGACATGTGATGGACGCAGGGGCAGACTTTGGGTGTTATGAGAAGTTTCATCAGGTATTCTCTGGACACTATCACACAAGGTCATCTAACGGTAAGATATACTACCTTGGTAATCCATACGAGATGTTTTGGAATGATGTGAATGATAAAAGAGGATTTCATATCTACGATACAGAGAAACTAACACTGAAAACTATCAACAATCCGTTCCAACTATACAAAGTTATCAACTATGCTGATACTAAGAGACAACTTACTAAGTTTGATGAGTATCGTAATAAGATTGTCAAGGTAGTGGTAAGACAGAAAAGCAATGAAAAGGAATATAATCTGTTTATGGAGGCACTTTCTAAGTCCAACCCATACGACATCAAAGTAGTAGAAAGAACTGATCATCTTATATTTGATGGTGAGATAGTAGAGCAGACAGAGGATACGATGACCCTACTAAACATGTACATAGATGATCTTGAAACAAATCTAAATAAAAATAGAATCAAAGGTCTTGTCAGAGACCTATATCAGGAAGCTTGCGAATGCACGTAATCACTATAAAAGGGATGAAAGATGAGGGTGCTTATGCAGTCCTCAATCCTTATGGTGAGAAAGTGGTGTTTATGTTCAAAGAAAAGGACGACGCATCACGATATGCTATGCTATTAGAAGAGCAAGGAGATCCAGAGATGGAGGTTGTTCCTATCGCTGATCATGTAGCAATTGCAGCTTGCGAAAAAGCAGGAACCAAGTATACTGTAATTAGCAAGGATGATATTGTGATTCCCCCTATACCAAAAGATGATTGAATTCAAATCTATTCGTTATAAAAACTTTTTATCATCAGGCAATCAATTTATAAACTTCTCTCTCAACGAGAATAAAGATAGTATCATAGTAGGTCAGAATGGATCGGGTAAGTCTACAATACTCGATGCTCTGACCTTTTCTTTGTTTAATAAACCATTCCGTAAGATAAGTAAAAGTCAATTAGTCAATACAACAAATGAAAGAGACGCTGTAGTAGAGATAGAGTTCAATATAAACACGACTGAGTATAAAATTACTCGTGGTATCAAACCGAATATCTTTATAATCTATAAAGACGGTAAGAAATTCAATGAGGAAGCATCTGCACTTGATCAACAGAAGTATCTGGAAAGTCAAATACTCAAACTCAACTACAAATCCTTTACCCAAATTGTTATTCTTGGGTCTGCCTCTTTTGTTCCTTTCATGCAACTATCTGCTCCGCATCGCAGGGAAGTTATAGAAGATTTGTTAGACATCAAAGTATTCTCTAGCATGTCTGACCTACTGAAAGAGAAGATAAAGTATTCAAAAGATAGAATCAATATATTAGAGTTGAAAAAAGAATCGTTTGGTGATAAGATAGTGATGCAACAATCATTCATTCGTAAGATAGAGGAGGAAGGTGAGAATGATATCACCAAGAATCAGAAGAAGATCGTCACCTGTGATGAGGATGCTGAGAAGTATCAAGGAATGGTTGATGACCTTATGGCAAAGGTATCAGAAAAGGAGAAAGAGATTGATGGATATTCAAAATCGGTTGCTACGATAAAACAACTCAATAAATTTAGAACACAACTGAATACAAAGAGTTCTACATCACAAGAAAATCTAGTATTTTTTCAAGATCATCTAGAGTGTCCCACCTGCACACAAGAGATAGACAAAATGTTTCGTGCAACAAAGGTAAAAGAATTGGAGTCTTTGCTGTCAAAGTATAAGGATAATCTACAAGAGATAGAAACTGCTATCAAAGAAGAGGAAGCAAGAGAGAAGAAGTTCTTAGAGATACAGAAAGAGATAAGAACTATGCATACAGAAACTTCTAAGTTGAATGTTCGTATATCTAATGCAAACAAACTTAGAAAAGATTTAGAGAAAGAGATATTGGATATAACTGACAGACTAGAGAACAAATCTGCAGAGACTACAAGACTGTCTGAATATAAGAGTAGTCTGAAACAGATATTAAAAGACCTAGAAGAGACGAAAGAACACTTTGAGTATCTTCAGCAGTCAAAACAATTACTCAACGATGACGGGGTAAAGAGTGGCATTATAAGAAAGTATCTACCACTTATCAATCGACAGGTAAATGATTACCTACAAAGAATGGACTTCTATATTAACTTCACACTTGACGAAGAGTTTAACGAAAGAATACAAACACCTGTACATGAGAGATTCTCCTATGCATCTTTCTCTGAAGGTGAAAAAATGAGGATTGACCTTGCACTTCTATTCACATGGAGAGACATTGCAAGGATGAAAAACAGTATTGTTACTAACTTATTGATCATGGATGAAGTGTTCGATTCCTCACTTGACGGGTTCGGTACGGATGACTTCTTGAAGATTGTACGGTTCGTATTGAAGGATGCTAATGTCTTTATTATCAGTCATAAGAACGGTTTATACGATAAATTCCACAATTGTATAGAATTTTACAAAGAAAAAGGTTTCAGTAGATTACGGGCTTGACACAAATCTTTAGAAAATGTATACTAAATAACATTACAACGGGATCGAAAGATCGTGCCCCTGCGTAGACCCATCACCCATGTCGGGGTAGATGTCATCCGCAGGTTTTTTAGTATCTGCGAGACAAAAGAAATACAAATGATCAAATCAACAATCGCTGCTCTTGCAGCAACACCTCTTCTATTCACTGGAGCCGCTTTTGCTGGTCCTTACGTCAATGTAGAAGCAAGTGGTTCATATCCAGACGGTGCTTACTCATCAGGCACTTGGGAATTTCAACTTGGATATGAAGGAACAACTCCAAACGGAATCAACTGGTACGTATCTGGTGGTCCTACAGTTACTCATACAGAGACTGCTGACGAGTTCGGTGACACTGAACTAATTGGTTACCTTGGTGGTAGTAAGTCTATCAACGAGAAGGTTGGAGTATACGGAGAAATCTCTGGTGCAACTAATGTTGATGACATTGACTGGTCTGGAAAGGCAGGTGTAAAGTATACATTCTAAAATAGTGTGCTATACTGAGGGGGTCTAACGACCCCTTTTTTTATGGTAAAACTCGTAGTACCAATGTTATTAGGTTGTATCGTCCTAATAGAAGGTGCTCATATGACCGCACATTTGATAAAAAATGATGTTCATGGTTGGGTAACACAATACTGTAATAAGCAAGACGATGACTGGTAAACCAACACTCATAATATGTGCAGGGGTTGGGTGGTCTGCTACTAGATCACTCATGTTTTCCTTGGAAGGATATAATCATGGATTATGTAAGGAAGATCATATTCTATACGGTATCTCTTTGAACAAGAAAAAATATGATTACTTTATTAATGAACCAGAGTCTATTGATAGACAAGAAAGATATGGTTATAGTCATAAAGGTCAGACAGTAGAAAAATATATCGATTTATACCTAAGAAATTCTGTGGGTCATAAGGGAGTTACTGATTTTACAAAT